AGACGTAGCACTATTAGCTGTGGCTTGAGCTGCGTTAGCGGCAGTTACAGCATTTCCTGCCGTTGTGTTCGCTGTAGCTGCAGAAGCAATTGCATTGTCAGCTTTTGTATTAGCTGTAGCTGCAGAACTAACAGCACTATTAGCAGTGGTTACTGCGCTATTAGCAGTGTTTACAGCATTTCCTGCAGTAGTATTAGCTGTGTTGGCTGTTGTTACTGCACTGGCAGCATCAGCTGCTGCAGTGTTTGACGTTGCATTAGCAGCATTAGCTGTAGCGACAGCAGCACTAGCATTTGTACTTGCAGTGTTAGCTGTACTTACTGCATTGTTAGCTGTAGTGGTTGCAGCGTTAGCAGTAGCAGTAGCTGCGTTAGCTGTAGTCACAGCCGATTTAGCAGTGGTGTTTGCTGTTTCTACGTCAAATTTAGCTTCTTGTGTGACGTATAGGTTTTGGGTGAAGTTATCATTTAGGTCCGACGACCTAATGGCTGAACCTGGGTTAAAAGTGGCCTTTAGATTGTCGGTATCTGTATCACGATAAATACGAATAGCTGCCCCATTATTAGGTGCAGTAGTGAAAGTAATAGTAGTAGCGTTTGACAGCGTGTATGCAGTTGTATCAACAGAATCAAGACTTACCTTGATGTCCGTTGTCTCTAGATATTCAAATGTAAATGAGTAGGCAGTTGTACTGCCGTCACCAGTAAATGTATTCTGTGTAATTGCCATTAGCTAAATACTTAAATTTACTCTTCGATTTGATCAAATTGAATTTGATAGAAGTCCGCGTGTTTCTTGGCGTCCTTCAATTCTCCAGCCTTCATAAGGCGTTGAATCTTAGAAACAGCCTCAATCTTATTTGCCATTGTGAGATTTTTACTTTCCATTATTAACTCAGCCTTCTTCTGGGCACGTCGAATGATTTTATTAAGAATACGATGTGTATCCAGATTCTCAGTCCTTAGATCCATGTATGAATAATTGACATTTTGTGCTCGGTACTGCCTCATGCGGTCTAGCTCTGCATTTAACTTTTCAGACTTCATAAGTTTTTGGATCTCTTTGTCAAGACCCATTCTGCCCATAATTCTGTAAAGCTGTTCGCGTTCAGCAGGTGTGTACTCGTACTTACCCGTACTGTCTTTGCGGAGAAGACGCATACCATCCCAACCAGTTCTAAACAACCACTGACGCCAAGGCTCACCGCCATCACTAATAGGTACAGGGTTGGCAGCATTCAAAATTCTCATAAATGGATTGCTGATGTCATTAATCGGTTTACCAGTCCAAATGTCAATACGTTCGGGTAGTTGTGTATTAAAACCCGGAAGCCTATTTTTAATGTATCCAACCATATCATTGTAGATATCTTTTTGAGAACTCGAAACAGCACTAGCAAGCACACCGGCTGCACCTGACATAGGAATATAGGCTCTGGTTTCGTTAGCTAAAAATCGCTGAATTGCAGTTCCATCGCCGGTCGTCAGTTTAATAAACGGCTCAATACCAGACAAAAATGTTTTGTCAGTGAAGCTAGCGGTAAATGTCCAAGCTATTTTAGTTTGAATATCTTCAAAAACACTACTACCAATATCACTCGCATAATATGTAGCATCGCCAATTAAGGACAGTAAAGTATCAAAAGGTTCGACACCAGCATAGGAGATACGCTTATTGCCGATTTTAATAGTTTTGGGAAAGAAAAAACCATTGTCCCTTAGTTTTTTGCGTTCGCCTGCATTAACAGGACCATTACCATGAATATTGCCTCCCATTGCATAAGCAAAAGCTGCTGCAGTAATCATGCCGCCCATTGCCATACGTCCTTTGTATTCAGCTTTGAGGTTTTCAAAGATCAACATACGGTCAGGATCACTTTCTTTGATGCCGTGTTTAGCTAACGCAGCAGCAATCTCATCGTCAGTTTTGGCTAGAAGAGTGTCTGCAATTTTTCCTGTACCAGGAATAGCAGCAATTGGAAGGTAACTTGCACCAAGCTTTACAGCATTAACACCTGTCCTTGGAAACATAAAAAAGGATTTCAAAACAGGAAATTGATTAGTAGCATTGCTAATAAAATCAGATACTGGAGCGTCAAGGTTTAAAGCAAGTTCACCTGCACTATGTTTGACTGCAGCATCTTTAATAAGACCGTTTTTATCAAACATATTTGCATAGTGCTTCTTTTCAGCAGCAGCAAGTAATTCTTTATTGCCATTAGGCATATGACCAATTTGTTGGAACACTTCGTCATAAGCCATCATCCTTGATTTATGCGTGGCTAGAGAAACATTGGCATATTGGTCAGCCGCAATCATTGCATTAGTACCCCAACGCATAAAACTGAGTTGAGATGCATTCCGATTAAGCTTTAGAAATTCCCAAGTAACCAGCTTACCTGTATCACCATTAGGTTTCCATACAGTATCCGCAATACGTTGCATTAAATTCCACTGTTGATCATCACGGATAATGTTGCGGTCTTTACGCATTAAATCCATAAAAGCAGTTGGATCATCATTAACTCGTTTCCAAGCACCCCACGCTTCCGTCAATGCTCGGCGATTCGTTTCAGCCATTGATGCATAGGCATAACGTGCTCTGTGGAAATTTTTAAAATCACCTGTAGCTAGACCTTCAAGTCCATGACCTAACACGGCAGTATTTGATTTAAGCAAAAGGTTGGTAGTGTTACCAAGTCCAGCACGTAAAGCAGATAGTCCAGAAAGAACATTGTTGTAACGCACTGCCCATAAACCTTGGGCCAGCATCGACACACCGCCTTTGGGAGACACAATTAAACTCCGAAGAGAGCCTTGCGAATTTGCCCACTTCATCATGCCATCAATAGTTGTAATATCACCTCTAGACATCGCAAAAGCGTCAACAAATGTTTGCGCTAATTCACGATCTGAATCCATTAGTTGGGCTATTGTGTTGGTAGTTTCCTTAGATTTTGCGATATTTTTTACAGTAGCTTCGTCGAACTCAGCCCTAAGCTTATTGACTAACTCGTTGGCGTCATCAGTAGGAGCCATTTTGTCAAGCTTTTTAGCAAGCTTTTTATTTTGAAGCTGCCAACCTGAAATGTATTTATTAAGACCAACTTCTTGAAGGAGAAATTGCATACGATCCAAGATCATTTCTTGAACGTGTTTAAAATCAGCAACTTCAGAGAACTTGACGGCACCACTAGCAAGAAGGGTAATCTCGTTAGCAGCAGAATCCAAGGCCCGTCCTGACTGAGCTGCAATAGGTTTGCCCAAATAGATATTTGTCAGATCGCGTAGAGCTTGAAAGGCACCACGTGTTTGCTGCTCAGTGGCATACTCGATAACATCACCAGGCTGGTTAGACAGCGGCATGGTTGCTCTTCTAGAGAGGAATGCTTCCTTTAGATCTTTCATGTCTTCAGCACCAAGTGCAACAGCATAAAAGTCCAAAGCATCGTCATCCAAGTTACGACTGCTACCCCTGAAGTTATTAATTAGCCATTGAAACTTACCAGCAGACTGGATTTCACGAACTTTTCTATCAAGGAATTTACGAGCTGATCCTGTTTTGGCAATGAACTTATATTCTGGTTCAGATAAAACATTGGCAGCAGGTCCGTCAGTAATACCCTGTTTCCTTGCACTTACCTCAACAGCATTTCTAACTGGTGCTGCAGGTTCAGTAGTGAAAACAGCCTTTGAAGCTGCAGGTGCATTTTTAGATGTGATGTATTCGTTGTAGCCCTTAGCTAAGCCAGGATTATCATATTCAATCTCAAGCTGTCGAACTCCTAGTTCATCGACTTGTATGTCACGACGTATGGATTGGTTTCTGACATGTGATTCAACAGGTGCTTCACCAACACGTACATCTGGTGCTTCAACAACTTTAGAAGCCTTATATGTCTTAGCTGCATCATCTGTTGGTTTGAACCAATCCATAAACTGCGGCATCTTGCCGCCCTTAAGAACCTTGCCAAGGTTGATACCGTAACCAAGTAGGTCACCAAGGATGCTGAGTCCTACAGCCTCGTAGGTCATCTTTTGCCTACGGACTTCTGGTGAATCACTATCAAGTGTCATCCAGTTATTTGGAATATTTAAACTACCACCAGTTAAATCATCCAATCCTCGAAGTAAATTATCTCCTTCTTCAGAGGTATCACTGACATAGGTGACACCAGCATCTACTGCAGCAACGCCACCAAGACTAGCTAGTGCTTTCGTAATTGTTGAAATTTTACCAAGCTTGGTAACGCCATTTAAGACAAGACCTGTACCAAACATGGAAGGTAGAATGATACTAGATACCTCACGAAACTTTTGAATGTAGGGGTTTTTAAATTTCGTGTATTCATCATAGGCATCATCTAGACCACCAAGACCAGGAACCATTCCAACAACATCCATGCCGAAATCAATTCCACTAATTGGAATAGCAGCAGCTGCTTCAGCTACATTGTTCAAAGCACTAGATTCTTCTTCTACTTCTTTTGGCTTTGTAGGTGGTTCCTCAGGAACTGGGGGTTGAGTTTTTGCAGCTTCCTGTTTCTGCTTTTCTCGTTCTTGATCAGGTGTTAAAAGGGGATCTTGAAATTCACTTAGAAAATCATCTGTAATTGAATTAGGTTCGGGATTCATTGAACAGCCCTCCCATGAATAAGTTGTAGTGTGCGTCCACTTGGCAATTCAATCCAAAGAATGTCACTACCTTCATCGCCAGGTGCTGTACGAACAACCCTGGCAGGTGGTTTAATTAGAATTTTTGCACCGTATTGAAGTGCGAAGTCGTAACCATTTGAATCACGATTTACATGATCTTGCCATCCATCAGTAATACGTGTATCACTTACAGGCACTGGAGAATCACCATAGTCAGAATCTTGAACAAGAAGATGTTCCATAATTTCTGGATCTCTAAAATTAAAATATTGACCTTTTTCGTTTTCAGGTGTGTATGGATTATCCATTTGTTTGAGGTCTAAATGAGGACCAGTAGAACCCCATCCAAGTGAATCTACGTTATAGATATGTTGAAGAGTAGGCGAAGAAAAATTAGGATCTCGCTCTGGAGGACCAGAATATGCAAGGGCAGGAGCGTTAATATCAACGCCCCACTCCTTCATCATATTTGAAACATGAAAAACATAGTCTGGATCTGTAGCGTATCCACCAGCATGCAAAGCTTGCAGGGCTTCTAAGGGTGTACGTGCCTCTTTAAAACCAGGGTACTTATCAACGTATTTTTTAAATGCAAGTGCTGCTTGTCTAGGAGTGTCATGCTCCTGCCATGTAGCTTGTCGGTCTACATACTGCCCGTTAATAAACTCTTTAGTGGTAGTAGAAGAGCCAGTACCATCTGTACTTTTAATGTTAAATAGTACATTTTTACCACTCATATGTTTGCCGTATCCAGTTTCTTGTGCCCAGATAGCAGCAGCAAGACGTGGAAAACGGAACCCAACATTACGAGTAACTGAAACAACATCAGGCCATCCAGCGTAACCTCTACGAATAGAAGGTACGCTATTGTTAGAAGCAATGATAGCTGTACGCAGTTTTTCTCTACCTGGAGATTCAATAATTGATAAAAGCTTAGGATCAGTTACACTACTTGCTACTTGAGAGTGAAAATCTGGTTCTACAAGAACTTGTTTTCCTGTTGCTAGTTCAATTTGTTTTTGTAGAATTTCATGCGCAGGACGATCTAAGCCCCGTGCCAATTCATGATAAATAGGAGGTATCACTTTTAATGTTTTTCTTTCAATTTGAGTTGCCAAATTATCAGCAAGCGATTTACTAATAAAAGCTTGTTTATCAATAACGCCGGGATCTTGCTTTATAAGTTCTTTTAACCTGCTAGGGATAGTCGCAACATCAGGTGCAATATATTTTTTGTTTCCATAGCCAGGTTCAAACCTAGTAAAATAACTTGAGACACCTGGGGGAGCTTCATCGTATTCAACTACGTGGAAATCTGCATCTTCTTTATCTCTAATTTTTTTTACAATTGTATTGATAGCTGTTTCTTGCTGAACGTTGCGATCCACCAATAAATTGCCGCCTGGATTTTTAGTCATTTCCTGACGATAAAGAGATACGGCATAATCAACAGCTCTATAAAATGACAGAGATTTATATCCATCAGGATCAAGAATGTCTACTTTATTTGCAAGTTCTGTTTGAAAGATTTTGGATACATCAGGAATAGTTTTATTTAAATTCGCTTCGTCAGCAGTAAGTCTCGCGATATCCGTTTTAAATTCATCAAGAATAAACGGATCGTCAATTCCATCAAAGTCTGAAAGATCAAGAAAACCTCTACGTTTTTCTTTTAAAAGGAATGCTCTGAATTGTTTACGCCGGGGCTCATCAGTACTTTGAGCAAACAAACTTTTCAGTGGAGCAGTGTCAAACCCTGCTTCTTCTCCTCGCTTAATAAAATCTTTAACAAAATCATCGTCAAACCGAGTGATGTTTTCTACTGCATAAGAATATGCATCAGCTAAAGCTCTGTCTTTGTTCTGCCTGTCAATTTTCTGTTTTTCACTTTCAGTAAAGTCGCGATATGTAACAATTGCATTTCGTAGTTGAACTAATTCAGCCGAATTAAATTGCTCTGCAAAACGTCGTGGTTTTTGACCATCAATAGAGACCATCATATTGCTGATCTCGTTAAAGACATCCATTGCAGAGCGGGCATCTCCCAGCTCTCCAACAAGTGCCATGTTTGTCAAAGACTGTAACCACTCTTTACGGGCTTCCCCTCTGTTGGGAGATTGTTGAACTCTTTGCCATCCAGCTAAAATGCCACCCTCTTTACCACCATCTTTATAAGTAGTGACCCACGAATCAAGCCTGGCAAGCTTTGTTTCACGCTGAATACTTTTCAGATTCTCTGCAGCTCGGCCACGCGCATTAGCCGTTTCTAATTCAAGAATTTTTGGCAGTGCATAACGAGCAACCATGGGATCTTCTGCCCCACCAAGCTGTTCTAAGTAGTCAGCCTTATTTTGTAGATCCTGAGCATCAACTAATTCTTTATAGTCAAGACCCATACTACGAGCTTGACCTAATGTAAATCCAGTATCTGATCCATCAGGGGCTAGTAAAGGTGCTGCTTCGTTTTCAAGTGAGTAAGTTGCATAGTCAATACCAGAATTGACCAACATAGTCTTTTTAAGACCATAGAAGGTAGAAGAGTTGGCATTTCTAACTTGCTGGATAACATCATTTGAAGCGCCACCGACAATGAGTTTTTCAATAATAGTGTTGAACCGCTCGTCGTTTTCTAGGTGAGCCTTTTCAAGAGAACGGACATACTCCATGTCTGCATAACTCAAACCAGAAGCGGCAAGAGTGTTAGCTAGGTTGGCACCTTTTTGTTGACCTTTTTCGTCAAGATCAGTGAGAATTTGCTTTGATACCGAAGCTGCTGTATTAGAAAAATCAGCTAAAGCAGCAAAGGTTTGTTGCGTGGCCTTTTGTTGCTGTTGGTTATTAGCTCTAGCAACATCAGCATTAGCAATCATTTGATTGCGTATTTGATTCCGGTTTTCACTTTCTAAATCAAATACTAATTTGCGGTTATCCGCTTCAACTCTATACTTATCGTTTAAAGCATTTAGTACAGCTTCTGCATTTTCCTGCTCGATTTTGAAAGTTTGTTCCATACGACTTATCGTACGTTCACCCTTCTCTCGAATCCTTCTAGTCGTATCAGGTAGCTGTATATTTTTAAATCCAGATGATTGGGCGTACCCTTTGAATTTAGACATTTAATCAGTTTGTTGTTTTATCGATCAAACCAACCTGCCATTTGACCCACTTCTCCAATTGTTCCTACGGCGTTACCAACACCAGCAGCAGCGTTTGCGAATGTAGTCCAAGCTGATTGAGTTTGTGGTGCATATTTTCTAGGCTCTGGCGGCTTAACAGGTTTGAGAGGATCGAGGAATATAGATTTAGGAAGCTCAATAGGTTTAGGAATTTCTGGACCCAGCGAAGGTTCTAGCATTCTCTTGTAATGAGCCTGCATATCAGCAACCTGTTTATCACGATCAATCTTCATCATGTTGCTACTGAAAGCTGAACCTGCACTCTCCATTGAAGCTTTAAGCTCTCTCAACCTTTGATTATATTCTTGCCTTTTAAAGTCAATATCCATATCCTGTTTTGCAATCTGTAGATCAGCATTATTAATCGTATTGACCATTGCTTGATCAATAGATGTTGCTTGAATTTTAAACTGCTGTTCAGCCGATGCCATGTTTTGTACAATCTGCGCCTGCTGTCTACCCGCCAAAGCCAACACACTTTGTATGGCTTTGCCAGTAGAACGTCCAGATCCTCTACTTCTAGCAGCACCACTTGACATCAAAGCAGCAACAGTATTTTCTTGAGATTTAAAAGCACTGTCAATAGACTTTGTTTGATATTCAAGCTCGTTTTGTCTACGTTTTGTTGACGCCGTAGATATTGCATTATTGCGTTGAAGTTGAATTTCAGCTTTTGCAAATGCAGAAGTGTTGAGAGCTTTTGATAGTTCTCTACCTAGATCTTCTCTTTGAAACGCAGTAGCAATTTGAGCTTCATTAAAAGAACGTGTGGCCTCTTCCTGAGCAATAATAGAAGATACAGTGTTAATAGCACGTTGATCTTCAAACTGTTCCTCAGATCGATTAAACTGCTTTACTTTATTGACGAAGTCATATTCACGTATTTGATTTTGGTGTTCCCAAGCTTTCTTCGCAAGTTCAGTTTTATACGTGCGGATATTTTCTGATGTTTGCCTTTCTAAATCAACGGCAGCTTTAGCGTATTCATATTTTCGGAGTGAAGATTCCCAATCAAATTCATACAATTCTTCAGCTTGTTCAAACTGCTCTTCCGCTGTTTGATTAGCTCTGCTGTTAGATTGTGATGCACCAACAGCTCCAAATACTGCACTTCCTATTGAGGCTGCAGCAGAAACACCTGCAATCCAGGCTGGTAACGGCATAATTAAATTCTCTTATAAAATCGTGGTGAGTAATTCCCTTCCCACATCATCGATATCAACGATACTGGAAATGGTGTATCACTGTAAAGCCGAACAGAAACATTTTCTGATCGTTGATGTAGAGGTACAGTAAATACGTTTTGTTCCTCTAGAGGTACATCATCAGCTAAGTAATAGTTTGCATCTAGAGCTGGAGTGATATCGCTCCATTCAGTTCTACCCTTGGCCTTAACCTTAAAACCTAAACCACTAGACAATCCAACAGAAAATTTCATTCTAGAGATAGTAACATTGGCAGTAAAATCTGTTTCTTTAGCTTCAGGGTCTAGGGCAAAATAAATAGTAGGAAGCTGGATATCGTAGTCAAATTTATAACCGACGATTACGTCAGAGGCTTGTGTTGTCAGATCTTTATTAGGAACGACAAAATAATCACCTGTCCCATCAGTACCACGTGTAGGTGAAATAGTAAAGCCAGATTCCGTAACGCCATTAAAGTTATTTGTACCAGAACCTTTAATGATTAGTACGGGACTAAGGCTGCTAACATCATCAAAAGGTAAATAACACTTTGATTCTTTAGTCGTTGAGTTATAAGTAACAGAAGAGGCGACAGCATACATATCGATATAAGGATTAATTTGCTGCCCATTACTGTTGACAAGAATTTCGTCTTCTGGAGTTTGGGTGAGGCTTGCAGTTAACAGTATGTATTTACCAGTTTGCTTGACAACACAGTACATACGGTCGTTGTCAACAACAGCATTGTGAACATTACCGGGTAAATACCAGCGATACCATGCCTGAAGTAATGTCTGCTGACCATCGTTGTAGGTACGGTAATACCAGATATATGGTGAACTAGGACCGTAGAGAGCGATAAAACTGTTGGCAGGACTAGCAATTAGGTTCTCAACCGTGTCAGGAACCCATTCAGCAACGATACGACTAATGTCAACAACGATAGGATTCTCTTGAGAACCACGTGTCTGCATTCCAAAGATACGTGAATAGCCAGGAGTCTTACTGACAAAAGCTAGGTTGTTACCTACATCAACTGGATCAATATCAGGATCCATCTCATAATTCGAGATACCTCTAATGACCGCAGTAGTGGGTGTCAGCACCTGATCATCACTAAACATGATGAACTGCTGCGCCTTACTAAACAGAATCAAACCCTGTGCTGTAGGTGTAACCGCATGGAGAACAGCAGGTTTGATACTGGAGCAGTTGATGTCTACAGGATCAGCGTCAGTCTGAGCCAATGCAGACGTATGGTAAAAGTTAAAGAACTCTCCGCTTTGACTCATAGACACATTGTCAGAGGTCAAGAAACCAAGTCTGTTGTTGTGAAAAAACGCCTGTTGAATCGTATTACCGACAAATGATGGGTGGCTATTAGTAGTGTCGTCACCAACCAACCTGTCAGTGTAAGTAACAGGTTGAAAGACAAATGTATTAAGGGCTGTGTTGACTAGCTCATGCGGCATAGTCGTTGTGTCCAAACCGTTGGACATACCAAACCCTAAAGTTTCTTCCCAAAAACCAGGACCAGAAGTTCCAAAGTTAGGAATAAACTTTGCATAGTAAGTATCACTTGCTGACTCTGTGTTGATAATTTTGACAATTCTGTTTTGTACAGACTGTTCTGGAAGCTTGCCGACATTTTCAACTTGACTTGAAAATGCTTGTAGAAGTGTCGAATCCTTACCTCCTGTAGCAGTAACAACAATGGCTGATGTACTGGACAGTTCGATGCTTGTAGCGAGTCTTGTAACAGTAAGACCTGAAATGCTTAGAGCATTAATACCATTTTCTAAATCAGTCAGGATATCTTCAGCAGATAATGCTTTGTTGTTTCCTGAAGTACCAAAGTTGTCAGCATTACGTGTAGTCTTTGTATATGACTGACTACCAATAGTAACCTTATACTCAGCACTGTATTCAACACCAGTCAATCTAAGTGTGTGTTGCAGTCCAGCGGTATAAGAAGGGTCAGCATTTTTGGCTACAGTAATTGTAGAATTAGTAATGATTGACGTATCTTGTACAGTAAGAACACTGTAATTTTTTTTGGTAGTATTTAAATAGGCTGTAGGGTTATAGCCACTGACACCATTGTTAGAAGTGGTTACTGTGGCTTTGACAAAGTTACCGCTGTTGTCAGGGATAGCATTCCAGATGTGGATATCAGTACCAGCGATACAACCGACATAGCGTTCATCTGTGTCACGGTTAATATAAAACCACTTGGCATTGTCCAGAGCTGTAGACGAGAAGGCTGAACCTCCAGTATCTTTCAGTACATCTAGGAATTTAAAACCTGGCCTTTTAACAAGACCGTGTGTTGGATCAGGATATGCATTTAAACATTCACGTACCTGACCAGGAAGTTTCTTTGAATCTGGTTGGCGACTAACACCACCCAAAAAATTGTTTATTCGTTGTGTTACTGCTGCCATTAACGATACAAAGCATGGAACGGTTTGTAAGGGAGATAAGCATTGTTACCTCTAGGGTGCCCAAAGAATGTGTAATCACCTTGATTGCATTCGTACTCAAGAGCCATTGCACGGTTGTACGCTTCTTTCTGTCCGAGCATTTGGAACTGTGTAGTGTCACCTACAATCCTAGATGACACAATAGTTGCAGCTCTAGCAACAATATAATCTTGAATTGGTTTTGGTAGGTCAACCCAATCAAACAACCAAACCACATCACACTTAAGTTTTTCAGTAAAGGTATAGGAGTGCTTGACTTTGTCGTACAGCTTGCCACTCCGTCTAACGACATCCATTGAGGTGTACTCAGGAGCTGGGTCAATCTGAATCACATTGTTTGGAATCAGAATCTCATTATTAGTATCAGGAGTAAACTCAAAATCGTACTCAATGTTGTATGTCCATCCTTCAGCCTGGACTTCTTGAGACACCTGAGTAAGGGTGCTGTAAGCAATCGCAACGTCCGGGTTGGTTTGATCTAGAGAAGTCACAGGCGCTTGACCACATGACTGCAGGATTTGATTTACTGCAGGAAGTTCCTGTGCAGAATTAGTGGTAGGAAAAGCCATATAATTAAAAAAAAGGGACCCCGAAGGATCCCTGTAGAGAACGAAATATCAGAATGCAGAAGGAGCAGAAGCGCCTACATACAGTTCGACAGCAGCAGCAGGGTTCAGATAATCTGCGCCCATTGCAAGCCGTCCCAGGATCACGTCGCCCTGGTAGATGACGGATACGTCATTTGAAGTCACTTGGACCTGAGGACCGATGGCCTCAACACAACCGGCTGCTTCCTTCTGGAAGATCAGACCAGCAGACACAGCGCCGAACTCAGAGCCGGTGCCATAGTCGTTGTTGATGCCTGTCTGTGCGCCGGAAGCATCTTCCAGTGCAGGGTTCACAAAGTCACCAGTGTTGCCAGGATCAGTCTGTCCAGTAGTTCCGCCGTACTTGGTGCCATAGCGGCCCAGGAAGGGGATGTTCATGGACTTGAAGATCTTGATACCAGCGATCTCAATGATGCCGTTGCCACCTTGCAGGGTGGTGCCTTGAGAGTCGCGGTTGACCAGGCCGTTGGAACCAACAGCTTGGATCAGTTCGTAGTACTGACGGGGGTTAAGAACACCCACACGTCCGTCTTGACTGATTCCTTTTTCGTCCATTGCAGCGGCAGCGTCGTAGAACGCAGCAACCAATGCAGAGGAAGAGAAAGCGTCAGACTCATTAGTGGTAGAGCCCACACGAATCTGTGTACCACCGGGTTCAACAAAGTTGGACTTGGTGATAGGTGATGCCTGACGTGCTCCACGTGCAATGGCACGGAAGATCAGACGGTCATATTTTTCTGCGAGTGCGTATCCGATTTTACGAGACACCTCAGACCTCAGGTCGTAGTGTGCCAAAGTTTCATCGAGATCGTATAAAAACGCACTAGAGATGAGCAGATCATCAATGGTGATGGTCTTCTCAGCCACCGGGGGCGCACCATCGGTGTTACCGAGGATTGCGTTGCCAGGTGTGTGGTACTCAGCCGTTGTACGACCGGTGTAGATGAACTGCAAAGATTTGCCGTTCTTAAGCGTACGCTTCATGACAAGGTCACGAGCGATTGCATTTTGCTGGAATCCTTTGAACATCTCACCACTGAACAACTTCAGATAGAGAGCGCGTGAATCACCAGCACTATTCGATTGACCTGGCCGTGTAAGATTAGTGACCAGTGTAGAATTTTGTTGTGCCATTTAAAGGAGTAAGTGTATGTATAACCGACTCCAAGATCTTGGAAAATTTTTTGTGGTCTATCCCACCGTCTAGACGGCAAAGGGTATCCGCGTACGGGCCAATGCCAATTGATGGGCAGGGGATTGCACCCTGCCTCCCGCTTTAACGGATCATCGTTTGTATGCGACACCGCGATACTTGAGCTTCAGTTCCTT